CTCTATATGTATTTGTAGTAGGGAAACTAAATAATTCGTTATAGTTGTAGTATTGTGATGGCTCAGTAGTTTGTGTCTCTACTTCTATATTAAAATTAGCTCCTCGTAAGGTTGGTACTACGGGTGCATCCTGTGTTATAGTTGTATTTATTTCAAAAGCAATTGAATTACTTACTTTTTCTACTACATTTACTCTTGCTTTTAAGTTAACAGTTGATGGAAGAGGGTTATATAGTTTTAAGATTACTGCCGTAGTATCCCTAAATTGCTCTACACCTACATTAATTATTGAATAGAATATATTATTTCCGAAATACATGTAATAATCCGGAGAATATGTATCGGCGGTAAATTGCGGTATAATTTGATTCGTCGTCTCTAATACGTTACTTCCTTCTAAATTGACAGATACTACTCGTACCTCTGTCCTGTCAGGAGAGATGCTCTCAATGTAGAAGTCCTGTGGATTTAGGTTATCCGAGTATGTATAGTCTAAGAAATTATAAAGTGCTTTTACTTCTGTACCGTCGTATCCGTATGCAATATAATCTTGCTGTACATCTATACCTATTTCTGTGTTGCCTGTACTACCTTGTTTCCTATCTCCCGACAGTATTGAGTAGTTTGTATAGGATGGTACTGTATTTAACCTAACATCATTTAAAGTAAAGTACGATAATTCAATAAAATTATCATTAGGCTTAAATGTCTTTGTTATATTTGTTGAGGTTATTAGGGATGTATCTTCATTTGAAAGAGTTATAAAACCTGATAATCCGTTAGGTTCAATTTCAAATACGTTATATTCTATTTTACTCATTATTTTCTAGTTCAAATATCTGTTGATTAGCACTTAATAGTTGCTGTCTTAGTTGCGCTATCTCATCTAATAGCGGTTGTAAGTCTTCTGATGATTTTTCAAAATCAACCACTTCTAAACTTTTTTCTATTAAGTACCGGTGTGAGTTAGTTTTTCCTTCTGCCGGTATTGTGTAAAAGAGTTTACCGTATAGACGGAATAATTCTTCTACAGTATCTGTATCAATAACTAATTCAGGTTTTACAAAAGTCTTAAACTCTCTATCTACTAAATTATTAAATTGATCTGATCTATAAGATTCTTTTTGTATCCTAACTCTCTCTTTAGCCATTTCTAACTACCTTAAATATATTCTGGTTATCTATAACTACTGTGCTTTCGTCTAATTCGGTCTTAATTAATATACGATAATATCTCTCTGGTTGCAACCCATCCATAAATACATCAAAAAAGGCTCCGTTTGGATCACAACTTATTTTAGTAAAATCTGTATTAAAATCTACTACCATCTCCTCTGTATTCTCGTCTCTTAGTCCCCAGTATGATGCTGAGGGTAGTACGTAGTTGGTTAAGTATATTGATGATGATGTAAAAGTTCTTGTCGGGTATTTCGGTTTAGCTGTTATTCTAAATCTCTGTTTACCTACATCTACGTATTTTCCTTTATTATTTTTTATATCAATTGTTGCTATATCTGTTGCTAAAACATTCAAAGTACCTTGATTATATACTCTATCATCCCAGCCAAATTCTAAGAATGGCGGGTAGATTGTATTTGTATCTTGTCCGAAGTACCTTAACTTAATAGAAGATGATGTATAAAATTCGTAATCATCTTGCATCTTAACAATAAAACCTTTATTACTTATCTGGTCATTATAAAATTGCTTAACCCCTGCAGTTACATTTATATCTACATCGTGAGTAGAATTTATAAGGTGTTTTTGTGAGAATTCCATTGACTCTCCATTTGATGCTGTATACCAGTTACCTCCTCCTTCTTTACCTTGTTTAAAAGATGCTGTTGTAAATGCTGTAAATCCTGATGTTGGCCAAGTATTTATAGATCCTCCATTAATATATGTCCAACTAACTCCAGTTGTATTTACAGGTATATCTCCTGCTTTACCTGTTCCGTTATCCCACTCGGTTGTGCCTGATGTGTATAACGGGTAAGCGTTTAAGGTGTAATCGACTGGTAATTCATCTGCATTAGCTAAGTATAATTTAAGACTAGAGCTAAAGTCTGTGTTTCCTATCTTATTAGATATTACATCATCTATCTCACTGTCTGAGAATTTTATTAATAGTCGAGCTGCTTGTCCTGTATTATCTGTTATACCCGGGTATCCTCCTATTTCTAGTATCTCATCTTTCCCTGCGTTACCGGTAGGTTGGTCTGTATAAATAAATGAGTCCTTTTCAGGAAATATTCTATAAATTGCCATATTACAATATTGTTGTTCTTCCTTTTATATCTTGGTTAAGGTCTTTCACTTCAAAGATCATAGTATCATAAGACGGGTAGACTATATTATTTCTAGTTGCCCCTTTTATGTCGTACGCATACTCTGAGTATATTCCTCCCTGTTTGTTTACAATTTCTATTTTACTAACTGTCTGTACTCCAACCACTCTATCAAGTAAACTATATAGTGTTGATATATTTATAGGCTGGTTTATATTCCATTTTGCAATATCGAAGAAGTCCTGTAGTGTACTATTACACGCTAATAATACATCCCTACTGTTATAATTCGGTCTTACTAGTATATCGTAATTGATTCCTATATTTACTACAAAAGCATCTTTTATATTTAATGCATCTGTTATTGGCATATAGTACGACATATACTTCTTTAAGTTACTTTTAAGTGTACCTGTAGCCGTAACTAGGTTTTTATTATTATCGTATGCTAAAACGTATAGAGATAAAGCCAGTGGGTTACTGTCTATTATCGTATCGGTAACTGATTTTGTACTGTTTAATTCATCTTGAGTAACAAATACCTTAGCTACTGTTCCAAATTTAGAATCTAAAGAGAGTGCTCTAACTGTATAGTCTTGTAAAGTAACTGTTCTTTTTTGTTCTGAAAATGATCTTAATGCGTTTTGTCTTATTTCCTCAACTGTATCCCCATCTTTTCCTCCTTGAGCCGGTAATTTATTATTAAAGGCTAATGTATCCTGGTATGTTGTATCTATAGCGGTTGAAGTTGCTGTATAAGATGTCAGGGTATTAGCGGGTACGTTTGCTTCTACGCCGCCTCCAACTAAGTATTTTATAGTTAATGTTGTATTAGAAGGGGCTAGACCGTATGTCTGTGTGTACATAAAATTAGAAGGGTCATAAGCCTTATCGATAGTGCTTATTCCTTGTAGTGTTCCCATACCTACATTAGTCGGGTCTGGTGTGAAAGTACTGTCGTCACTTCCTACTGTTCCTGCTCCAAATTGGATCTGCAAGAATCCTTGAGAGTTAAGTCTAGTTACAAATCTTTTAGGTACTTTTTGAAGTTGCATGATATTTGGCACTTTATCTACATCTACTCCTACATTAGATTCAGCTACAAATACAGTATCCTGCCCTAAAAACGGCACTTCATGCCACACTGTCGTATCGTCTTCACTACTATCTGTGATACTAAGTATTCCTATAATATTAGTATCTTCAATAGAAATTGTTTTAAATTTTTCTGCTGTAGTTATTGTCTCTGTTGTCGTTTTTACCTTCCCGGAGAATGCTTTAGTTTTTTTCGTAAGTAAGAATTCAGACGGTACTCCGTTTGATATTTGGGATATTACTACATTTGTTGGGTCGTAGGAGCTAGAGTAATTGAAATCTACTTTATTTTCTATAAAAAAACTAGTATTTCCTGATGAATTACTTGTTATTATTGCGTTTTCGTTTACAACTAAAGCTTGATCCCAGTTAGGTGTATTTGTTATTGGATTTGCTCCTATATTCTGGGTTATTTCTAATTCTACCTCAGCGACGTTTGTTGATTTTGGCTTATATCCCATCATATATGCCATTGCGTATAAGTTTCCTGGGTCTTTTGCGTACTGTAAGAATGTCTCTTGTAGCTGGGTATCTTGGTAGAAGGATAGTATGTCTCCTACATATGCTGCCATCTCGATAAACATCATTCCTGGCGATGTAGGGGAGAAATCATTGTACGAATCAGGAAAGTAGTTTTTAGCAAACTCTACTAATTCCTGTTTATAATCTGAGAATTCTCTAGCTACGTATTTTATATCTCTAATTTCTGCCATTATTGTTCAAAATTTATTACTACCTCATCTTCTATATTAGTATCCTGGATAGTATACTTTAGTGATAACGTAACTGTGTTTATATCCGGGTTTCCAATTACTTGAATATTTGTAGGTACGACTCTTGGGAAATACTCTACTAACCCTCTTCTAACTGTCGCTTTGATTTGATCGACTAAGTCTTGATCGATATTATCAAACAGTGATTGCCTAAGTATAGAACCAAAGGTAGGGTTTAGATACCTTTCTTGCTGTCCTGTTAAAAAATAATTAATTAAATTAGTCTTTACAGCATCCTTAGTTTGGTAAGTAGAATTAAAGACTGCTTTACCGGACAACGGTAAGGAGACTCCTACAGCTTTTCTAGGCTGTAGATCTAATGGATCTATTCTTCTACTATTAAATGCCATGTTATATTATTCCTTGTTTTTGTTTATCTTTTTCAACAGATGCTTTATAAATATCCCCTGCTTTCTTTACAAAATCAAATTGAGATATATCTAAACCCGGTTGCGGTCCTGTATTTTCTACCATACCCATTTGGTTGGCCATTGATGATGCAAAGTTAGGCTTCTGTACACCTTGTACATTTGCTATATTTCTGTACTCATCACTTGTCATATTAGCTTTTGTTTGCTCTAACATCTGCATTATTGGATCCTTATAGTTATAAGTCTTACTTACTTCTTTTATAGGTCTTGCTACATCAGTTGTAGGTGTACCTAAAGCACCTTCGTATAAGGTTTGGTCAGGTCTACTTGCGATTCTTACTGCTTCGGTAATTACTTCTTGTAACTCCTCCTTAACAGCAGATCTTACCTCTTCTCGTATTATATTTTTTAATTGATCGAGTTTCATAATAATAAATAGTTTGTTTATGGAAGTTGATTATCTATTCTAAATTTTATTTCATCTAACAGTACTTGAGTGTCCGAACTAAATGAAGGCTGTCCCCTAAGTACTATAACTCCAATATTATCTTTTGCTACTGCTATCCTCCTTTTTACAGTAGTCCCTGAGTTATTGTCGTTTATTATCGCTAAGTTATATATTTTTCCGTTAGCACCTTGGTATTTAAAATCAAGACTGGGTATTCCTTCTGATCCTGTATTCTCCAGTGGACGTACTTGATTAAGTAAGTCTGCTAAATCTTCTGCATTGTTAACACTGTCTACACATCCCTCTACACTTAAGTTAACTGTCTCTAATATACTTTTAACATTATTTAAGCTAGGTGTTACGCTACTTATTAAAGACTCTATTGCTTTTATGTCGTTTTCCAACGATTCTAAAAGACTTGTTACTTTAGCTAACCTATCAGCTTGACTTGTTAAATATCCTGTTGTTTTTGCAAGTATTAGTCCTCCTCCTGGACCTGGGGGGGTACCTATAGCTACTGGTATTGGGTTTGCTTTTAGTAAACCTATTAATAAGTTAGCTGCTGTTATTGGCGGTTTTAAACTATTTACTAAGTTAGAAAACTTATTAACTGTTTTCTGTGTATTATTTACTACTTTTAGTAAGTTATTACGTATCTGTATAATCTCTATTAACTTATCTTTTACAGGACATTCGTTAGCAAACTTAGATAGTAACTTAAATGCTTCTGTCTGTATCCTAGCTTCTAGTTCACCTTGTAGGGTCCCGACTCTTGTCGAAACTATATTTGAAAGTTGTGAGGATATCGCCATTATTCTGTGAATACTTTTTTAGATTTTAATTGGGAAGGCCCGTTAGGATTTATTAAATTATTTAACGCCTGTATAACTGGTTTAGCTTGCAT